GAAGATGAAAGCAGCACTGACGCGCTGGCGCGTCAGCTTCGATGAGCCGTGGGCCTTCAACAGAAGGAGTCAACCATGGCGAAAATCAAACTAAAAGCCATCACTGATGGTAAAGACAAGAACCGATATTGCGGGCCTTCCGTAATATCGGCACTAACCGACCTGACGACCGGAGAGGCCGCGAGGCTGATCCGAAAGCAGAGCGGTCGCCCCAAGATCACGGGGACAAGCACTAGCCAAGTGCTAGACGGTCTCCGGGCTTGCAACATCAAGGCTTGCCGGTGGGAGAAGCCCGGTGTCCGATTAAATCGGAAAACCGGGCCAACCCTAGCCGGGTGGCTAAAAATGTCGCAGGAAGATCGAACCCCCGGACGGGTTTTCCTGATTGTGGCAGGGTGGCACTGGCAACTGGTCAGCGGTCGCCGCTACACCTGCGGTCGCATACGAGAGATCGTGTCGATCAAAGACAAGCGGGTGAAGCGGAGGGGCCGCGTTGCAGAGGTTTACGAACTGACCTCGGACAACGTCACACGGCCCGACATCGACGTGTCGAAGCCAAAAACGAAGTCAAACCCCTACTACTACCGGGTCAAGAAAATGATCCGGGAGAACCCGGAGTTTGGCATCACCTATGAAAAGGACGACATCACCTACTGGGTGACAATGTCCGAAGAACTGGAGGACCTTGCCACCGAACTTGAACATCCGCTATGCGATGAGCACTACTGCCACGGCATCGACGAGGTGTGGTGGCGGTTGCAAGAGATGGTGGAGTTCGGGAAGGAACACTACCCGAAGGTAATTAGTCAGTAATCAGAGACCACGGCCCACGGTTCATCGAAGCTGCTTGCAGGGGGGGTGTCCCGCCGTACCCTTATAGTAGTAAAATTGCAAATTAGAAAAAAATAAAGTTCCGAGTTATTCCGTGGTACTGGTGGTACATATGGTACAGTTAGCTAACCACATCGTATATAAGGTTTTTTCGGATTCTCGCTGTACCACCAACTGTACCACTCGTCGAGAGACGGTACAGCGTTTTCCCGTTATAAGCAGTGCGTTTCGCCGAAAATACGTGTAAAGTAACTGTAGATAACTGAGAAGTGCGTTTTTTCGCCGAAAAGTGGTGGTACAGTGGTGGTACAGTGGTGCTACGACGTTGATTTTAAACAGTAAAAGACCTTTTGGAGGGTTCATATGCCCAATCGAAACGTTCCCGGCCCAGCGGTTGGTGGTACAGCAATACAAGCAGGAAATCGCGGTCCTAATCGAAAGCTGACCCGACGGCAAGAAAAGTTCGTTAAAGAGCTTGTTTCGAACGACGGGCTTATCACCATGCGAGAAGCGGCGATCCGTGCTGGATTCCCCGCTTCCTCCGCCCATACCAGAGCGTGGGAGATGACCAGCCAAAACGTATGCCCACACGTCGTTTCGGAAATTGCGCGGTATCGCGATGAACTAGACGAGATGTATGCCGTTGGGTACAAAAAGCATGTACGCGATCTCCAGAAAATCCGCGATCTTGCACTCGACAACGGTGCGTATAGCGCCGCCGTGCAGGCCGAGTACCGGAGGGGTCAGGCACAAGGGGACATATACGTAAGCAAGTCTGAGATCAGAACAGGCACTATCGACCAGATGTCGCGGGACGACGTGGAGAAAGAACTTGAACGCATCAGAGCAGGATTTGAGCCAATTATTGACATCACTCCAGAGCCCGTCGAAGTCGCAGAACAAGATTCCGAGGGCGGCGCTGAAGAATCGCGAAGCGGGGCTGTGGCGTCTAGTAAGCGACGGCCTAAAAAGAAGCGGGCGAAAAATTGAGACCACGCGCCTCGAAAGCTGGGCCATCCCCGGAGTACCCGATGTCCTATTATGTTCGGAAAGCGGTGTCTTTAGCTTTTTGGAGCTTAAGGTCACAAAGTCAGGCACTGGTAAGCTCAATTTATCCCCGCATCAGTGTGCTTGGATTAGTCGGCATGCCAGCGGCCCTGTGTTTATTGTTGTTCGCGACGGGAGCTTGGCTATCCGTGTTTTTGCTGGTTCCGACGCTGTTGATTTGCGTATGGATGGTCTTGCAGCCGTATCGCCTTTGGCTACGTTTGAAGAGCCGTATGACTGGGAAGCGTTTTTCCTGTTGACCAGCCCTGCCGAGTAGGTGTATAGGATAAGTCCTATACAATTACAGGAGTCAGAAAGATGAATTACCGACCCATGTTTACTTTCGCCAGTGGCGAGCGCCTAGGCAACGCTCAGGTGTTTGCTACAAGAGAAGAGGCCCAGAGCAGTGCCGAAGACCGGTTTCGCGTTTGGACCATGCCGACCGGTTACGACGTGGACGAGACCGCGGATGCTGTGACGTACCAATGGACACGCAGTGGCGGATCTGTCCGCATTATGTTGGAGTCCGTTTGATGGAATGGTTCGAGGACTGGTTACAGCGCACCATCGAAAAACTGGCCGCGTGGCTGGAGGATAAGAAATGATCTGTCCAACCTGCCACGGCAATGGGTACTGGATCGAGAAGCTGCGCGTACTGCGGCAGGTCCGGCAATGCGAGAACTGCGATTCACAAGGTGAAATAAAGGAGTCGAGCGATGCGAAAACTGACGAGAATTGAGCAGGTCAACGCCGACAGTTTAGAAGGCGCGGCGTTGTTTCATATAACGGGAACCATTTTGAGCAAAAGTATTCAGGACTGTAACGTTGCAATCCGCGACCTACTCAAGCGAGAAGGCGTTTTGGATTATGACGATCTGGGCGCGGGCGATAAGGTGACGCTAGCGGGCGTTTATAGCGACGGTACGGGAACCACCATTTCCGCGTATAGGGCGAAGACACGAGGCGACAAGCGCATATGGTTTAATGGTCTAAAGAACCACGCCGAAGCGGGCGACATCATGGCGCTAATCATACGCGGCGGCAAACTGGTGATTCAGAACGTGACGAAGGGAATCGCCGTCGCCGTGTTCGTGATCCCGGCACTCAATACGATGGCGGGAATGACTTTGTAACGTGCGTTGACTCCGCACCAAACTGGGCCCGGATTCGTCTGGGCCTTTTTTTGCTTGCTAGCCTAGGATTAATCCCATACTATGCGATTCCTTACACCATAACAGGAGTCAGATTATGAATGAATATGTCGCTTTCTATAAGGGCAAGGATTGTGTCGTGTTTGCAGACACCAGCTATGAAGCGCAACGGTTCGCGGTTGCTGTTCTCAAGCCGCGCCATAGCTACGACATTACAGTTATTCTCGTGGAAAAAGAGGGCGTTCCTGTAATCCATTCGACAACGGAGATATAGAATGATTAACACTGTAGAGAACAGCCGGGCGAAGAAAACAGCCGGGCTCGCCGTGACATACCGCGCCGCGTCCGGCGATATGTACGGAACGTGTCCGGATTCTTGCGCACTGAAACCGTCGGCGACGTTAACGCGGGAAATAGACCGGGACTATGAGTCGGCGGTTCGCCGGGCCGTACCGCGTAAGGGGCGGGCTTTTCTGTTCACTCATTTCTCGCCGTCCCAATGGGGCGAACAAAACACAGGCGCACAAAATCAAACCGTGTTTAATTATTCCGCCGATACGCTGGCGGACGCGGCGCGGCATACTAAGAACGGCGCGGCATCCGTCGCCGTTGTCCCGGCGGACTATTGGAACGAGCGCGATAGCGCGAAGGTAACGGAATCGGACGGAGTCAAAATGGTACGCTGTCCTAACGAGACGACCGGGATAGACTGCGCGAATTGCGGCAACGGCGCGCCACTATGCGCGCGACCGGCCCGCGCGTTCGGCATTGTGTTTACCGCGCACGGCGCAAGCAAACGGAAGGCGGGCGACAATCAAGCGCCGGGCGGATGTTACGCGGGCGGCGGAAAGGTCGCCCTGCACTGGCGGCACTTGTCCGAACGTGATGAAATAACAGAGACCGACGCCGCGCACGTCCGGCGGTTCGCGTCCGGCTTATCGCCGCGCTCCATATTGCGGCACCATATCGCGGGCGACATTGGCGCCGTCGCGCCGTTGCTTAATTCTAGGCTTGCACAATAGGAAGC